CTTCCTTTTCAAATTGTCCGTATCCATAACGTAGGCGGGGTTGACGACCATAGTATGCGTCCATTGCACCTACTTCGTATGCTTCTTGTGTTAGGTCTTCGATCATGTCTTTTACTTTAGCCATCTTTCTTATGTCCTCTTCTGTATAGTAATACCATTGTCCGTCTTCACCTACATATGCTTCTCCAACTTTCATTATGATTCTCCTATAGCTTTACGTCTGATTGATTCGTACTCTACATCATCCAGCAGATTAGTCAAGTAATCTTTTATGACCTTTACGTCATCCTTCAACTGGTCAATATCATTCTTGGCATCTTCCAGATATTCAAACAGACTCTTAAGTTTGTCTTCTTTAGTCCACGAGAAATCAGAACTGTGGTTTACGTTGATCCCACGTTCAGCATCCTGACGAGATTTCTCTGCACGACAAATAACATTGTGTAGGTCACTGTCGATCTCTTTGATTTGTCTGATGATCGTTTCCATTTTATTTTCCTTTCTATATTTCCACTGCGGGGGTCTAACGAATCAATACCATATTTCCACTGTGGGGGTCAACTCTTAATTTCCACTGGAGGGGGTATTCCTTATTTCCACTGGAGGGGGTACTACCCAAAATTCCAGTCATATATCCGAATTTGACCGAATCAATACGAAAGGGTAGGTCAGCTATACCAAAGGATAGGTCAATAATACAAAAGTATAGGTTGACAAGATATTTGGTATATATACCGATTCGGGTAGTGATTCGTGTATCCGAATTTGCTGTCAATGGCACAAAAGGATAGTTGACAAGGAATTTGGTATAGTGTGGTAAAATTACATACTGATTCGTATGAATTTGCGATTGACTCGATTTAAGGCTTGCAGAATCGCTTGCAATATGGCAGCCGATTGATTCGGTATACAATTGTTTACAATTGACTCGCATAGTTCGACTCCGTTCGGAATCCGTACAATTGGAATCCGAAATATTGTTATTTGATTCGATTATGGCAAAGCGACTAGGAATCGTGTCAATTGCAATTTTTGCATGGCTGCTATGCATAAACTGGGATAGTTTAATCGTTAAACTATATAGACGGATTCCGCTAACAAACAGTTATTGGGATATAAACCAAGCTTCAAAATTAGCTTACAATGATTCGGATATAAGAGTCAACATGATTAGGTTTATTTGTTAGCGTGTATATATTATACGGAGTCACGACAAAATAAACGCTGGACTCTTGCGACGAATCAATGCAAGGTAATTTCAGAAACAAAAAACGGAGTCGAAAATATGTTATCTCTTTTGCTTTTAATCTCTTTAACAGTTTGGCCTTTTGCCATTGTTGGAGTCTTTGCTTTGGTTCAATCTTATGACAATTACCAATTCCGCAAAAATGTTTCAATTGCGGCAATGTCAAAAACCTACAATATTGGAGTCTAATAATGAAAAGCTTTGTAATGCAAGCCGCCGCCTTTTTAATTTGGTGTTTTACTCTTATTGTCGTATGTTTTGCGCCTTTTGTTTTTGATACTGCAGAAGCAATCGCCGCAATGCTATGTGCAACAATTGCCGCCTTTAGTATTATGACAATTATTTTTTGGGAGTCGCTATAATGGTTTATACTTATCAGAACTTAATCGCTGCAATATCTGAATTAGATTTAGACGAATTGCAATCAGATCACGCAAAGCATTTAGCGGTTTTAATGAAAGTATACCGCAATGCTTATATTAATGCACCATATGGCATTGTGGGAGTCGGTTTATATACCTATGCCGAAAATGCATTGATTGAATATCAACAACAAAATAAGGAGTCCTAATCATGGCAATTTATAACGGATATAAAAGCAAAGCTGCAGCTAAACGTGATTTAAAAGCTGCTGGTTTTAATTTCTCGACAGCTTTGGGAAAACCAGAGTCGAGTCCAAAGCTTGTTAAAAGTAAGCTGGTAAATGTATTATCTGCGCCGCACAATTTATCACCAGCAAAAGAAGCTGCAAAATATTATAAAACCAATTGGAATCTTTGTGCGCAAGCTTCTGCTGGCTGTATAGAAGCTTGCTTGCATACTGCTGGTAATCCGATTTATTTAGAAGCAAAGATTAGGGCAAGATTAGAAAGAACTAAAGCTTTTATGACAATGCGCAAAGCTTATGTTGCCCTATTAGCGTTTGAATTAGAAGCTTTAGAGATTAGGGCAAACAAGCTTGGAATGATTGCGGCTTGGCGTCCCAATACTACAAGCGACTATCCGTTCCATACTGTCGGATTAACCGTAAACTATAAACCAGTGAAAAGCTTAGTTCATGCTTTCCCCAATATCCAAGCTTATGATTATACAAAGATAACAAAGAAAGCTTTGCAGTTTAGTGCTGGTTTACTGCCTAGCAATTACCATATTACTTTTAGTAAATCAGAGTCGAACTGGCTGGATTGCATGAAAGTATTAAAAGCTGGTGGCAATGTTGCTGCTGTCTTTGCTGGTAAGTTGCCCGACTCCTATGCTGGTTTCAAGGTAATCAATGGTGATGAATCGGATGCTAGGTTTCTAGACAAAGCGAATGTGATTGTAGGACTAAAAGCAAAAGGTAAAGCAAAGTATGATAAATCGGGATTCACTATTAGAGAATTGGAGTCGGCATAATGGATAAGGTGCAAGTATTAGCGGAGTCGTTTGGATATAGTGACTCTTTTGAATGTATGGATTCGGCAATATTCGACTCAATCGTTCCAGCAATTTGTATGAATAAAGATTGCGACTATACGACAGAACTAGAACCAGACTCGACTCGTGGTTTCTGCGAGTGCTGTCAAACCAATACTGTCGCAAGTATTCTGGTGCTATGCGGCGTTATTTAAGGCCATAGAATAGCGTTAAAGCAATGGGGCGGGGTAACACCCGCCTTTTCTTTTGCCCTATCACAAGGCGCTTATATTGGCTGTCTGGACATATGTTATAATATAACAATTCCAATTCACTAGATTTATTTTTGTGATCACATTTTGACTCTTGTTTATTCTTTTGTGATCACAAACGATTCGTATGGGTGCTGCCGATTCGCTCTGAGTGTCAAGCAAAAATGTTTGTCAAGCCCTAATTTAATACCAAAGTGTTGCATTTATGTCACATAACGACAGATTGATCACGAATTGTTACAAAATGTAATTAGGTATTGACATTAGTGGGGCCCCTTGGTATAATACGTAAATTGATTCGGCGGATGAGGTACACCCCTACATCTATAACATAAGAAAATTAGTTCAGGTGTGTCAAACTGCCGCATATAACAAAGTGCAACAAAGTTGTAACAAAAGTTCATAACATCGGCTACCCACTTAAGAATCACCTATAAAACAACAAGAAAGATTCGTTCTAAAACAAGGGCTTATAAAATAGTTTAAAATTGTGTGTTACAAACCACAAAAAAAGCACTTATATAATAGTAAGAAAGCTATACTTAAGTATATAACTATAGTTTTCAGCATATATAGTTTTTTCTTCTTTAACTAGTAAAGAAAAAACAGACATAAGTTTAATACTTATGTATAGAGACAATATCCTAAATTGTTTTGTCGTTCTCATTCAACCAAGACGTAACTTTCCAACTGGTATAGCAGAGTATGGTTTTGCCGATGGATGAGAGCCACAAAGCAATTTATCTGTCGTTAAGAACATGAGCATCCAAGCAATCCCATATAGTGAAGTTATAGCCAAGAAGGTTAAAGAGGGCATACGTAATGGTGTGTCTGTTAAAGATATACTTGCGTCTATACAAAAGTATCAAAATGCCCCTAGCTCTACAGCTACCTTCTATAAGCTCTATGGACAAGACATAGCTGACACTAAAGCTGATATTGTAGGTCAAGTAGGTTCTGTCGTTATACAACAGGCTATTGACGGTGACTTTAAGTCTCAAGAACTATTCCTACGTTCTAAAGGTGGTTGGTCACCTACGTCTACTGTTAATGAAGTTGAACAGTCAGAGAACCCCGACGAAGACGAATCAGCTATTGACTCCCTAATTACCCTCTTAGGAAAGACTAACCCCGATGCAACCCCAAGCGAAGATAACAGCTAACATCTTAAGAGACCTTCCTGATGAGGAAGTAGCTGCTATTCTGAAAGAGCTAGGCCCAAAGAAAGCGGAAGAGCTAAGACATGATTGGGGATTTTGGGCTAGACCTGAGCAACTGGAGCCTGAAGGTACATGGAACACATGGGTCGCCTTGGCAGGA